AGAAAAGGCGGAGGTTGTTCCCGCCGAGTAAGATTGGAGGGATAATGTGACCGCATTTTCGGAAATATACGACAAGTTCTACGAGCTGGTCGAAACTGATAGTAATTTCTTTCAGTATTTTGACCTGAGCGAGAATGAAGTGCGAGATCTTGTACATGACCGTGCAAAAAGTTATTTGATGGAGTCACTTTCTGTGATTACCAGAAACATTGAACCGGAAGAGGATTTTAGTTTCGATGATTACGATTCAGAACTAGAAGAGTTTAATTCAGATCTCACATTCGATGAGATTGATATGTTAGCGCATTTGATGTTGGAGCAACATTTTAAGCGTGAGTTTGGGAAGTTGAAAGCATTTAGCGCACAGGACCTTCCTACGAGTTTACAAGTATTCTCCCCTGCTAATGAGCGCACGAGTATTCGTGCTCTTGTGAAAGACATTCACGAGGAGAATATGACGATGTTAGACAACTATATGGCAAAAGACCGCTCGACCCGTAAGCGTAAGACCATCGACTATGATACATACGCTTCCTACTCTGAGTAAGGAGGTGTACCGATGGACTTTTATACAAGGGCACGAGCTGTTGGTGGTGCCGCAAAAATGTCTAACAAAAAGGATGTCAAAATTGCTTTTGCAAAGCGAGATTTTGCTGCACATTTTAAAGATAGCGTTGATTACGAGGATAATGCTCTTGTGAATGGTTTACCTCAGAAGCTGGTTGTTAGTCGCAGTAATAGTATTGCTAAGGAAAAGAAAATCTGGGCTTATCCTGGTGATTCTTTGAATCTTGGCGACATTGTTGACTGCTACAATTGTAAATAGCTGGTAACTGAGATTGAACCAAACGATGAAATTTTTCTTCGTGGAAAAATGGAGCTGTGTAACCGTCAAATCCAATGGCAAAATCCGATTACTGGTGAGATAGTCTCTCGTTGGGCAACACTGAGTAAGCCTTATTACGCAAATAATAAGGAGATTATCATGACTTCATTGAGTCAACGTGAATATAAAGTACAGATGCCTTTTGATGACGAGACCGCACTGATTGACCTTGATAAGCGCTTTATGTTGGAAATTATCAATGGCGAGCCGAAAACGTATGTTACGACTTCTGTTGACCAGAGTACAGAGCGTTACGAACTGCATGGTAAGACACAGGGGTTCCTTGTGTTGAACATCCGGCAGGATCAGTATAACAGTAAGACGGATAATGCTGAGAAGATGATTTGTGATTATTTTGAGCCAAACAAAATCGACGAATCAGAGATAGATTCTCGTGTGACTGCTACTATAAAGTATGTAGGAAAACCAGAGGTTCGTATTGGTGGTTCTTGGAAAAAATTCTCTCCTATGTTCACAAGTGTTGCTGGCGAGGAAATTACTGAAATTGCTAAGTGGAAGTTCGTTTGCCTTGAGGAATTCAAGGAATTTGTAGAAACGCAGAGTACCATAGATGGTGTTTTTAAAATTCGTATTTTAAATAATAGTATCATGGACGGCGCAACTGTAAGAATTTCTTTGACGAATGCAGATGGTACAGCAAATGCATCCATTGAATGTAAGGTGGTGAGTTTGCTGTGACAACGAGTGAATTGATTACTGATTATAAAAACAAATTGGCCTTGAAGCTGGTTAATACTGATGGGCTTGTTGAAGCGATGGGCAATGATGACATTGAAGAGCCTGACGAGGCGATTTATACATACATCTTCCCATACTTCCATATTCCTGACACGATTGAGGCAGCGCACAGCTATATTTGTTTTAAGGTAAATATGACTGACCGAAGCAACGTCAACGACTGGTATGAAAACTTCACACTTACTGTGTGGGTTATTGTGAACCAGGCGCTGATGAAAATGAAGGGCCATGGTGGTGCAACACGAGTTGACTATCTGAGTGGTCTTGTGGAAAAAGAACTACACGGCAGTACAATTTTTGGAATCAAACAGCTTAAAATCACATCCAATATCGAGGACAATATGGATTTACACCATCGTGTGCGAATTATGACGTTCAAGACGCAGGATCTGGATGACCTTGTGGGGTGTGGCTGATGGAGCTTCGGGAAATGTACGAGCCAAGCTTGATGCGCGGAAGAGACTTTAAAATCAACGACAAAATTACGATTCACATGCCTTCGGTCGGTGACATCATCGATTATGGTGAGCAAAAGTATTTTCAGTTGGTTTATTTATTCTGTTCTACATCGAGCGACTACAAAGCACAGCTTGACTCTGTTGGAATTGATTGGCAGAAGATTTCGGACTTTGAAATGTTTCGGCAACTTTTTATAGGCAATAAAGATCAAGATATGTCTATTTTGCTTGGCGATATGGACACTTCTGGGTTTATGATGGCGAAAGATAACATAAGTGGTGAGATCGTATTACACAACAGGCTTACGGACACTCGTATTGACCATGTGGTGTATGAAACGATTTCTCAGTACCTATGTGCTGCGAATGGAATTGAAAAGCATTCCGAGTTTGCTGCTGACGAACCGACAAGAATTGCAATGATAGAGGAAGCCAGAGATAACTTGGAGTATCAAAAAATTAAGCGTTATGAACCACACCTTGCGGAGCTTGTGCTCTCGATGGCGTGTTCGTCTGGCTTTAAAGCGGATTACTTCAAGGCTATGGATTACCCTATGAGTGTATTTATGAATCATGTAAGAAAGATTCAGCAAATAAAAAGTTACGACAATACGATGCATGGCGTTTACGCTGGCACCGTGGAATTTGGAAAGATTCCAAAAGCACAACTGGATTGGACGAGCAAGGTTGATTGACCTTGCTCTTTTATTTTATCCAAATAAATTGAAAGGAAGAATATTATGAGCGATTTTAATTTTAATGAGGTCGTTATTGACCGCGTTCATCGCATTCACGAGTATGATCTGAACGGCAAGCGTCTGTGGACCATGAATCAGGTTAAGGATTTCAAGCTGACTCTGGGCGGCGAGACCGTTTACGCTCAGGATGCACAGGGCGTTAACATCATGGCATTCGATAAGAGCAAGACTGCAGAGGCAGATTGGTCTAATGCTCTGATGCATCTGGGTGCTCTGGCAGAGCAGATGGGCTCCAAGAAGGAGGTTGCTTCCTCTGAGGCAAAGCAGGTCTTTACCACTGTTGAGTACCTGACTTCTGCTGACGGCAAGAAGCTGACTCTGACCCATACCCCCAAGGCTGCTGTTGCAAATGCCCCCTTTAAGTACATCGATCTGGTCGATGGTCAGGGTAATGCACTGAAGACCTTTGAGCTGGGTGAAACCGCAGAGTCTCAGTTCTCTGTTACTGGTACTGAGGTCACTCTGCCCACTGGTGCAAATCTGAAGGCTGGCGACCGCTTTGTTGTGAAGTATCAGTACGAGAGCGAGGAGGGTATTGCTATCAATGATAGCGCCGATAAGTTCTCTACCGAGGGTGAGTTCGTGATTGAGGCATTCTGCTACAATCCCTGCGATAAGGCAAACAAGAAGCTGATGCGTATCATCTTCCCGAATGCCAAGATGGATAATGCTATCGATATGACTTTCACTAATGAGCTGGCTCATCCGGTCAAGATTAGCGCTACTCAGGAATACTGCTCTGAAGACAAGCGCCTGTTCCGTATTGAGACTGCTGCAGCCTAATGGCAAATCTGAATTGGTGCCGTACTTGCGGAAAAGAATATCCGGTTTGCCCGCATTGCGAGCAGGATGCGCGTCTTAATCCTTGGCGAATGATTTGCGACACTGAGCCGCACTTTCTTGTGTGGACTGCCGTAAACCAGTATCGTCAGGGAATTATTTCAAAAGAGACGGCAAAAGCAGATCTGACTACTCTTTTGATGCGCAAGTACAAGAATGTTACGGAAGCCGAGGTAGAGACTTTTATCCCAGCTGTTCGTGATGTTTTCCATGAGATCATGGATGAGCCTGCAAAGGCTGAGAATGAGTCATCTAGTGATGTAAAGGATGAGACGCCCGTGAAGCCGGTAGTTAAGAGAACATCAAATCGTAAGGGGCGGGCATAACCGCCCCTTTGTTTTTCGTGGTGGTTTTATGGAGAAAAAGAACAGGACAAAGTTTAATGTCAGTAAGAATCCAGCAGATAGAACATACGATGGCGTAGTTTATGATAGTAAGGCAGAAATGTTGTTTTATCGAGATATTGTATTGCCAAGGCTGGCAAGCGGCGAAATCGTAGAGTGTCGTAAGCAAGTCCCCTTCCTTCTGCAGGAAGCGTTCCGCCGGGTCGATAAGGACGGAAAGGACGTAGCGGTGCGGAAGATTGATTATGTGGCGGACTATGAAATTACATATCGAGATGGCAGCAGACAAGTGATTGATACGAAAGGATTCGCTGATAGTGTTGCGCTGATGAAGCGCAAGATGTTCTGGTTCAAGTACCCTGATGTAGATTACCGCTGGATTACATACTCCAAAATTGATGGAGGTTGGGTCGATTACGACGACCTAAAAAAAGCTCGAAAAGAGCGAAAGAAATTAAAGCAAGCACAGACGAAAGGGAGATAAAATGAAAGTTTTAAATTTTCAGGAGCGAAATGAGTTTCTTGATGAAGTAATTAAGGCATGTACTATTGACGGTGATTATCAGCCCGCACTGCTTGATGTGGTGTTTCGGCTGACCGTTTTAAAGTATTTTGCGGATTATGATTATCGTAGTGAGCCGCAGAGTGAGTGGCCGCGTATTGCTTACGAGTCTTTTAACTTCAAGATTAACAAGGCTGGTTGTGATACTTCTGCATTCTGGGATCAGTACGATTCTCTGGAGAAGGCTGTCCACGAGCAGATTGACCGTTCTCATAAGGAATGGTTGGTTCTTGGTCTCTGTGGCAAGCTCAACGAGATTATTGAGAAGCCTGACCCTATTTCTGATTTCGTTGACTTTATGGAGAACTATTTGAATGATGTGAAGGGCAACTTGAATGACTTTGATGTTGAGAAGTTTTCTGAAGTAACTTCTGCCCTGCTGGACAATAAGCAGGAGGTCTCTGCTGTGCTGGCAAAAGATAAAAAGGAATAAACACTTTTAGAGGTGGGTTGGAGGGAATTTTAATATGGCTACAAGAAGTAAACCGCTGAAGTTATGGGATGCTGAGAAGTTCAAAAACGTAAACCCAGTGTCTTTGAAATACTGGGATAGATATGAGACTGATATGGGCATCCGTGATCTCAGCCCGTCTACTGTTTACAATTATGAATCGGATTTCAAGCAGTGGATGATTTATGTTCTGGACAATCAGGGTAATGCTCCTGTGACGGAACTTGAGGAAGAGGATATTGAGGAATTTTTGTTCTATTGTAAGAAGCATGGAAATAACTCTGCTCGTATGAAGCGACGTATGAGTACGATTTCTGCGCTGTACCGGTATCTTCGCAAGAAGAAAATCATCAAAGAAAATCCGATGGAGTTCATTGACCGACCGACCAAGGATGTGGCTGTTGTGAAGCAGACATACCTTACGCCTGATGAGGTTAAGTTGATGCGAGAGAAGCTGAACGCCCTGGTTGAATCTGCGACCACCGTTCACATGAAGGATAATGCGATGATGCTGCGTCTGTACGCACTGTTTTCGCTATCAACGATGGCTCGTGTTAACGCTGTGCGGAATACACTCTGGAAATCTATCGATTATGAGAACCGCATGGTGCATGACGTTCTGGAAAAGGAAGGCAAAATTGTTGACCTGATGTTCAGCAAGGAAGTTTCTGAGCTTTTGAAAGAGCTGAAAGAATACCGCACTGAACATGGTATCGAGGATGGCGGCTATGTGTTTGTTGGTACGAAAATCAATGGCGCATGGATGCCGATTACATCAAGCACTGCCGGTGACTGGTGCAAGAAGATTGGTGAGATGATTGATGAGCCCACGCTGCACCCGCATGACTTCCGGCATAGTGGTGCTACCCTGTTGAAGAATGCGGGTATGAGTCTGGAAGATGTCTCTTCCCTACTCAACCATGCTGGCACGGATGTGACAAACAAGTATTACATTAAGAAGGATACGACAAAGATTCAGTCTGCAAAGGATCGGTTTGAGATTTGAGGTGGAGTGAATGAAACAGTCATATACAAACTTCGATGACCTATTGAGTGATGTAGCAGATGGTGTGGAGCAGATTATGCAAGACGTAGCTCCGCAAATCGAAACAGTTCTTCAAGCAAGTGCGAAGAAAAATATTCAGTCACAATCAGCCCGTTCTGCCGGAATCGAAGATGCAAATAATATTGTAAGTAGTGTAACTCGTGATGGAAACACTGTTACGATGATTGTAAAAGACATCGCAAAACCGCAACCGTCTTATTTTCTTGGTAGAAAGAATTTTGATTCTCAAAGAGCATCAGATACTTTGTTATATAGGGAATATCATCATGGTAATTCTCCACTTGTTTGGAATGAGAATGGTGGAGCGAATGTTTTATTTGATGAACGTGAGAATGCGGCTGTTGGTGGAACTATGTTTGCGAACTGGATTGAGAATGGTCTTTGGATGGATCTGAGTTATTATCTTCGGTCTGGTGGGCAGAAAGAATATCGCCCTGCACGTCCGTTTATTGCTCCTGCGCAAGTCGAGGCGGCAATGATTGTTAAGACGGCTTTACATGGATTGTAAAAGCCATCTTTTATGAGAATTTATTTGGAATAAAATTCAATGAGAGGAGGGCTGGCTTTAAGGAGCTGGCCGCTTCTCTTTTTTGTTTTGAAAGGAATGTTGAAAATGGAAAAGAGAGGTGACCAACGGTATGGCGGATAATACAAACACCGCAAGTAGTGCTGATACTTCCTCTGTAACGGCCATAAAGGTCAAGGTCGTTCTTGATACTACTACCGAGGAGTTAAAAAATCAATTTAAAGGAGTTCAAAACAGTTTTAAAAAGGCTCCTGTGGAGATTGCTTTTGGTGTAAACGAAGGCGCAACCATCGGCAATGTTAATGCCGCATTGAAGCGAATCATTAAAAAGGTAGAGTCTCCAAAACTCACTTTGAAAATAGATGAATCTAATATTGATGCTGCTGTAAAGAAGGCTGTTAATAAAGCACAGTCTGGCGCGAAAAATGCGAAAACCGAGGTCAAAGTAAACTTAAACACTAATGAAGCGAAACAAAAACTAGATGCTTTTTACCGAAGGGTTCAAGAAAAAGGTTCTCTTTACAAGGATGCTCTCAAACTTGAATCGTCTGGTAAAAATCAGCCAGAGTTAGAAGAGGTTTTACGTCAACTTCAAGCGGTTAGAAATGAAGCTGGGCGGCTGCGTACAGAACTTGTAAACATTCTTCCGACGGAAGAGTTTAGCAAAATTTCCGAAATTGAACGAGCAACAACTAATAGTATTTCTAGGCTTGAGGCTCGGCTTCAAGGGTTAAAGAATGCCGCGAATGATGGAACGTTAAAAGCTTTAAAAAAATCACAAAGCGATCAAACTAATACGTACTCAAATAATCTTGCTGACGCCAATAATAAATATAAGAATTTTTCTGGAGCTTCTGATGTAAAATCTTCTCTTGCGGATGTTCAAAAGCA